TTGTGCTGCACTTGCACCATTCTTAGAAATTGTTTGACTAGAAGCTGTTGCTGCAAAATTTTCATCAACTGTCATTGATGTATTACTTGCTATAGAAAGAACATTATATTCTTCTCCATTAACTCTAATATCGTCACCTGCCGCAAACTCTGAACTAAAAGATGTACTTGTTCCTGTTATTGTCGCTGAACCTGCCGATACGGCTACTGTTCCTGTTTTATCAATATAAGTATTTTTATTTACTTGTGTCCATGTTGAACCATCAACACTATAATATATATTTGCACCTTGACAAGCTACAACACCTTTAGCATATCTAAAGATACCTTCAATATCATCTGCACTACCATTAGGTTGGTTACTTCCAAATTTAGCAAAACCACTTACTCTTCTATAACCACCATGAATAGATGATTCAAAGTTTTGTAATTCTGTTGCTACACCCGGAGTTCTAAATAAAGTATGAGTTGTTCCTACTTTATCTAATCCACCTTCACATACTACTGATACACCTTGCTCTGCCATTTAACAATTCCATGCTCTTAATGATTTATTAATTCTACTCTTAGGGTCTCGTGCAGTTTTAGCAGAAGTTAATTTTTTCTTCATACCTTTCATTCTTGCACAAAAACTTGCTCTTCTTTTATTACCAACTGTTTTACTTGGTGCTTTTAAATTACCACCAGTTTGTTTATTATAACTTGCTCTACCTTTTGCATTCAATCCACCTTTAGGATTCTTACCTGCTTTGCGTGTCCAAGCTGGAGTTTTAGGATTTTTTTCTTTCCCCATTAAACTACAAAAGTTCTATCATCTACCATACTATCTGGGAATGGTTCTATTAATTGTTCTCTCATAGTTCGTAAACCTTTTTTATATTCTTGGTCAGCTAATTGAGCTTGAGAAATATTATCTTTAAATTGATGTATATAGTATCTTGCTCTTGCTAATAAGACTGTTGCATATTGTTGTGGAAATACAACTGTATCACCATGAGCTGTTAATTCTGTTGGTTGACTGTAAGCAAAAAAATAAACTCTATACACACCATCTGGTATTGGTGATAATCCAAACTTATCATTCTTTGGACTACGAATTATTCGTTGTGGTATTCCATAACTTTGTGTATCACTTTTATCTGTTGCTTCAGATATTGCATAATGTTTATTCCAATATTCTACTGTTACTGGATGAAGTTTTCTAATTTCATATGGTGCAGATTTTCCACTTACACCTTCTTCAGTTAATGTAATATTATTATAATCAACATGACCATACCATGTTGTTACATTACTTGTTCCACTTCTAAAATTATACCATCTAGTTCCAGATGTTGTTTCAATATAAGCATTACCATAATAATCATTTGATGGGTCTCCTACTGCTAAGAAACTCCATTTATCTTCTGCGTTACAAATATCAAAATAAGACCTATTGATTTGGTCTTTAATTAATTTTTGTATACCTGTAGCACCACTAGCAAAATTAACTGTTGTTAATTCAACTTCATTTAATTCTCTAATGATAGTATTCGTTAAATCTAAATATGTTCGGAATGGTGCTGCCATTTTTATTAGTTACCTTGAGCTGCTGTTTTAAGATTAGGTACAGGACTATCGGGATATAACTTACTATCACCGGGAGTTCCCATATCTGCTTTATCACAGTCTCTTCGTAAATCTACTTTGTAATAACTTCTTGGATATTTTGCTTTATCGTGATTAACTGATGCTACATTGTTTACCTTCCATAACACTTGGTTGATGTCTAGTAATTACATCAGCATAGCTAACTCCTTTTTTTGGTATTCCCATTTTGTGTTCCTCGTTTATATGTTAAAGGGGCGAACTCAATGCCGCCCCCTTTAGTTAGTATTAGTCGATTAGATAGAATGCATTAATTAATGCAGTATCTCTAAGAACTTGTCTTCCATATACATGAAGCCCTCTAACGATGTCACCAAAAGTGTCATGGTCTCTAAGAGTTTCAATGTTAAGGATAGATTGTGCAGTTGCTGTAGAGCTGATATGACCAGCAATACATTTACCAGTTGCGTTAGAAGTAGATGCAATGTTATTAGATTTATACATTTTAAATCCTCTAATCATTCCACTTGCTACTAAGCCGTTTCTTACTCCACCATCACCTTGGTTAAAGTCTGATGTCATAAGTTTGGAATCTTCTGCCGCTAGTTCTTCATAGAATCTAGGGTCAGCTAACATCCAACGACCTTCTTCCGGTATACTTTGCTCATCTAATAATCTAGCAAACCTAGACATAAGAGCTAATGGAGTAATTTCTCCAGAGCCATATCCTAAGTCAACTGAGTTAGTAGCGTGTTGTAAAGTTGAGTCAGCAGTTGAGCTGTCTGAACCGATTACATGGTCTGGACTAGCAGCAGTAGTGCCGCTAAACATAGCTGCAATTACTTCTGAATCCATTGTGTCTTTTAGCGTATAAGCCGCACTTGACGCACCTACTGAAGCGAAGTTAATGTGTGACATTTTTTCCTCGATGTCATCAATAATAAACTTAAATGAGTTTGCTTTATCAATAACAAGAGAAACTTCTTGGTCAGTAAGGTATTGTTTAGTAGTAGCTGCTGCTCTAGTATAAGCTGCTACAGTTACACTTGGCTCTTTAATGATTTTGACAGTATCGCCATAAGCACTAATTTCACCAGCATAGTCTGTATTAGTTATAGCTTCAATGACAGACGCTTTTCTAAAGAAGTTTTGAATCTTCTTCGAAAAAATTTCCGGGACCCAAAATTCATTGGTTTGACCCGAAGTGCCTACATTAAAGTTTGAACTAGCTGCACCACTTGCATTTTGTAATGTTCCCATTACATCCTCCTTGTGTTAAAGTTAGTTGTTGTGATTACAGCTTCTATCTTTTTCTTTATTTAATAAGTTGGATTACCAGAACCACCATAGTTTCTAGTCATATCATTTACGACACGACCATCTCTTTGTGCTTCTTCAATGGCTTTCTCATTCTTAGCAAACTCTGATTGAGACATAGCTGCGATTTGAGAACGAGTCCAAATTTTTCTCGTACCATATCCAATGTCTTTACTGTTAGTTACCTTTACCATTTCTGATGCAGGTACAGTATCACCAGATACTTCTGATTTCTGTTTAGACTTGCCGGTATCCTGTTTGAAAAGGTCTATTGCTCGAGACGCTAATTCTGCGTCAGCATTATTTCCATAAACCCACTTCTTAATATCTTCCGGTTGACTATTAGCCCAACCATGAAATTCATCTGACTCTCGAATTTCTTCAAAGTCTGGATGTAATCTCGCTAATCGTGCTTCAGCTTTTTCTTTAGAAATAGATTGATTTAATTTTTTAAGAGAGTTAATCTCTTCTTTTAAATCTTCTGCTTCCTTAGATGCTTGAAGATGTGAGACTGATTCAACCACACCATAAACATCGGGGTATTCTTTTTTAAATGCAGCAATTTCTTCCGGACTTTTTGGAGCTTTATACTTAGGTCTATTAGACTTAACTTCAGCTAAAAGTTCTTCTTCTCTTGCCTTAAAAGAATTAATCCGACCATCATAATGTTTCTTGAGGTCATCATATCTTTTTTTATAGTCCACCTTCTTATAAGGTTGGTCTTCTGGAGTCGGTTCTTCTGGAGTGTCCTGTTTATCTTCCATTGTATCTACTACAACTTTAGGAGGGTCTTTCTTAACCGCTATAGTGTTTGCATCAGCAAACGACTTTTGTGCTGCCTTATCCATTTCATCATAATCAAGATAATCTTTCTTTTGATTATACGGATTTGGCTCTTGCTCTGTACTTTTCTGAGAAGTTGCTTTACTTCCTAGTAAAGGGTTCTCATTACTATCTACCATTTTTATCACCTTTCTTGTTATTGGGGTCTTACATAATTGTAAGAGTAGCCGAAGTAGAGTGCCTAGGTGATTACCCGGGTAGCTCTACTTTTTATAATGACTAGCAGACATAAGTCCACCTTTAGCCATCATGGGTTCACTCATTTGATTTTGTTCTTGAATGCCCATACCATTATCATAATCCGATTCTGCTTTTGCCATCATGTTACGAAGTTTGTCTACACCTAATTGCTTAACTGATTTAGCTGTAAAAACAAATTCTCCATCTGATAACATAGCTGGAATTGAATCTGAAGTTTCTGTTCCCGGTCCATCGACTTCGCCTTCACCGGTAAATTCTTTCATAGTCATCTTAGAAATAATATCCACTATACCCGGATGCATTTCTATTACTTCTTCTAATAATTGTTCTTCATCTGAAGTTAATACGGAAGTATCTATGTTTGCTTCAACTTCCATTTCTGGTTCTTCACCTTCCATTTCATTTGGAGTCATCATAGTTTCTACTTGCATATTAACATCTTCTTTTAATTCTGGAATTTCCATTGGAGCTTCTTCTTCTACAGGTCCACCTTCTTGATATGCTCTGTATTCTGGTTGCTCATAGTATCTACTAAATCTAGGGTCAAGCAAAGGGTCAGTTGGCATTACACCACCTGTTGCTGCTTTCTGTCTAATATTTTGTTTGTTCATAGTAATTTTATTATACATATT